GCCAAAAATCAGAAATGGGCAAGAAAGATCAAAAAAAAAATTGATTTTTGTGGGATAAGACAGAGAAATGAGACAACCACAGATGCCAATCACGATTGAGCATCAATGCCATAGACGCGGGAAATGTGATGAAAGAGATGAGTTGAAACGACTTGTTATACGCAAGGATTCGATTAATAGCCCATGTCTAGATCTTGGGCTTGAGCGGCCAACTCGCCCAACACTTCGTTTCGGCTACTGATCATGGAACGTTTGTAGGCCATCAGATCGCTTAAATGGATGTTGCGATGCTCCTCTACTGAATCGCAAGCAATATGCTGTTCATCCAATTCCTTCATTAGAAATGCATGCGAAACCCCGAGTAAATCAGCGGCTTGTTGAACACCAAGCGTTGGTGGAATAGACAGTAGTTGCACTGCCCCGCCTTCAGCTGTTGTCGACAATAAATCACACAGCATACGCACCGCAGGCATTGGCAAAATGACTGATTCATCAGTGTCTGTAATTTTAATATGCAGATCATGCTGGCCATATTGTGACAATTGCCCGACAGCCACCTTCGCCATTTCAGACTGGTCTTGCGTTGGTATCACTGGTTCATTCATTGGCACAAGCGATGACATGGCGCATCTCCATTGAAGTTTTCAACCAATCGAAGTATGCCTCAAATTCCCAACCAAGGCAATAGATATCGTCATTCAAACGATATGTATCCAACTTTACCCACGCTGCATTTCTGACAATCTGAGCCGCGGTCGTGCGGCAACCGACCTGACATCCGTGCCCGGCAACACCACACCTTGAATGGACGCTCCCACCGCACACCCCACCAGGCAGTCCAGCCAGTGGTTGTCGGGCCTCGTGGCACGGAGTTTCCACTCATCGACGGTGCGTCCCTGTGCCATGGATTGAACGCGATATTCTGCCGTCAGGTGATCAGCCAGTAAACGGTGGGTTTTGTCATCTCGACCAAAGAGGGACAGACAGCCAGGATCGCCCATGGATACAGCCAAACGCGCATGGACAAAAGTCTTCCAGTAGTTGGTGTCGATCAGGGCGTGGCGCACCTGACGTTTTCCTACCGTGTTGGGAATGCGCCAGTGCAAGCCGACTCGATCCCCACGCTTGCGTTTGTATTCGCTGAATGGAATACTCGACGCACCGACGTACCGACCATGGCTGGGCAGCAATAATCCTGCATACTGGCTCTGCCGACAGAACTGGTACACCACATCGGTGCTCTGTCCCCAGTTGGCATCGATCAGACAACGGTCGATGCGCATGTCGGTACCATCATCACGGCGATATGCCGAGGGAAGTTTTTCAGACGTGAGCAGGTCCAGCCCGGAGTATATCTGTCCTTCCAGTCCTGCACCAGGTGCGGCACGACTGATCGTGGATCGAATATCACGCAATGTGTAATAGGCGCGTTTCTGTTCGGGCCATGTGCCGTAGTCCACAATGTAACCTGTAAAATTCTCTTCCCAGGCACACAGCATCCAGAACAATACTTTCTGCTGTACGTCGATGAACATCGTCAGGTGGTTGCAGGCCAGTGGGATAACACTCCGGGGGTGACCATTGGTTTTGGCAGCGATGGCATCGGCTGTCAGCATCTCCTCACCAACCGATTCCACGATGGGTTCGTTCTGGTACTCGGCAAAAAATGCAGCTTCGTCACGCAGACGCAGGTTCATTGCGTGCTGGAGGGCAGACAGTTCGTCTTCGTTGAAACGCTGGGGCCAGGCAACAATACTGCCCGCATCCATGGCTTCTCTGTGAGCACGGTAAAACTCGGTGGCCTGCGCACCATCGCCGTCGTTGCGTAGACTGTCGGCACGGATTTCGGCATACCGTGCCCAGAGCTTATCAGCGTTGGCATTGGGAAAGGCATACACCATCTTCGTCCGTTCGCCCTGCCACTCCGGATGTTTATCTCGGTCGAGTATGTTGTCAGCCATATCGCCGGGCCGGATCACGGTGCAGGCCATCAGCCCGGCAATCTTCTTGCCCGGTCCGGCCATACCCAGCACGTCACCGGCGAGAATGGCTTCACGTCGTTGGCTCTGCGACGGTGACCATGCGGACTCGGTCGTTTGCGGGTCGTCGACCAGCACCAGTTGCGGGCGCACCACCTGACCATCGGCGCGGGCATAATTCTGTCCGCGGATATCACTACCCTTCATCCCGCTACACGTAACAACAATACCCGATGACAGACTGCTCTCGATCACCGGCAATACCACGCGATCTGATGACCAATCAATACGCGTGGGCTCCCCCTGATACTTCTGTCCCTTCTGTCGATTTGTGATCCGTTCCAGACAACGAATCGGATATGTCACCTCGGGGAAATCTTCATGCAGCAGCGGATTGGTCTCCAGCCATATTTTGATATTTTCCAGCAGATCACGGGCACGTTCGGCACTGGCCGCAACCAGACAAACAAATGGAACCGCACCGATCAATGCGGCCCACAACACGGCAGCCTGGCATAAAACAGTCTTTCCACTGCCTCGAGGCATGGCCATGGCGAACAGCCCGCCAGTGCGCACGGCCCTTTCGATTTTTTCGATCACCCGAAGATGGTCCTCGGACCACTCCAGGTAAAACACTTCAGCAAAGTAGGTTTCGCAGAACGCCCGGAACGATGCGATGCACCGGGCCTTGCGATCCGAATCGATAACCGCCGGTATCTCGCCAATGTCCTGGGCTGAACGCACAGCTTCTGCATTGCGTTCGGCCTGCCTTGCCTTCTGTTCCTCATAACTCAACGGACCTGACTTGGGTTTGGCATATTCCAGTGTCAGCCAGGCGGCATAGCGAAACAGATCCACCGTCTGTGGATTGGACGGATCGCTGATGCTGTAACCGGCTCGGTTGCGATGACGTCGAAGTTGGAATTCCGTCAATGGTTCAGCATTGGGAATATCAACCGCGTTGACGATGCGCAGCAGATCGGCCGGCCGGAGTTGGCGTGGGTTGAAAGACTTCTTACTCATCGTCCGCCTCCATCTCCGGCCGGGCCAGGAATGCCACGTACTCAATCAGGCTGAATGTGCCGTCAGCACGCAGCAGTTGGCCGTCATTGATGACCTGCTGAATCTGCTCTTCATCAATCCGGCGATTGAACGCTTTGGACAGAATCTGCGCCGCCTGCGGCACCGTCATGGCCGTGATTCTCAACTTCTTTGGACTATCTGTAGGTTGTGTCATCGAATTACAAAAAAGCCTTAAAAATAAGTCAGAAATGCTTGGATGGTCGCTGGATTACTGGGGTAATTCATGGCTGAATGTGTCCATAGAAAGGACATCAGGCATGAACGCCAAAACCACCAAACGCACACAGGCATACAAGGACGCGACGGTCACCGAGATCGCCCAGCGCATCCTTGGCATTGACACCTTGCAGACACGAAAGAGCGATTCGCTCGACTTCCACGACATCGCCGTCTGGAGCATCAAGGAGGCGCTGGAAGCCGCCTTTGAGGCTGGGCGCAAGGCCAACCATTAACCCCTCGCATAGGAGAAATACATACATGCGAATCACACGAATTGATTTTGAAGGACGCGAAGGCTACTTCGCCATCGCCAAACGCAAACGCGATGCCAAGCAGATTGAGGTTGAGATTCTTCAGCCCACCAAACAGGGCAGCCATTGGGTGGACGCCGACGACGAGGACGAATTGTTTGCCATGGCCGCCTTCCTGCAGGAACTGCTCGACGGCTACCAGGGCACCATGGAAGAAGCCGCCCGCTACTACAACCCGCTGCTTTGCATCAGCGACATTGGAATCTGAGGAACCACCATGACAACCAAACACAAAAAAACAACCGCCGCCGAGACCTACACCCAGCACCGTCAAGACATCACAAGCCTCATGCTCTGGCTGGAAGCTGAATTGGAAACCCATCGCATCAATGCCAAAGGCCAGCCTGACAACTGGGGATACCCAGGCGACCTGGAGTGTCTTAAAAGACAACTGACCGATGCACTGGCCTCGCTCTCCCACAGCGAACCCAAAGAAATCGAAGACCTGCTCAGCAATAGTCGCTGAGCATTTTTGTTTAACCACCATCACAAGGACAAAACCACCATGAAACAGACAGACGTAAAAATCGGCGAAACCTACTTGGTCAAAGTGGCAGGCAACCTGGCCGCAGTCCAGATCACCAACGATCACCCCTCGGGTAAAGGTTGGGAAGGCAAATCGGTGAAGTCCGGCAAGACCATCCGTATCGCCAGTCCCCAACGACTGCGTAAACAACTGAGCGTCAGCGTCGACGACACGGCCCAACCTGCGCCAACAGGCGCGAAGGCAACCACCAATACCAACAACACCACCAAACGCGACCAAGGTCAACGTGTCCCGACGAGCGACAAACCCATGAGCTTGGTCGACGCGGCAGCCCACATCCTGGCTCAAGACGGCCAGGATCCCATGCGATGCAAGGACATTGTCGAGCAGGCCATCAACCAGAAACTCTGGGAACCTCAATCCGGTAAGACACCTGCCAACACCTTGTACGCCTCCATCCTGCGCGAGATCAAAGACAAGGGAACCGACAGCCGATTTGCCAAAACAGGACGCGGCAAATTCACCGTCACTGGGAAAGGAGCGTGAAGCATGCCCCGCCCCCATCGACAGCGCGACGTGACATTCCACGTAAAGGACGATCACCTGGAGATGCACGTCACCTTCGCGCATCAACCGGATCGCAACTACATGCACCAATGCACACGTGACATATTCCGCGACGTGGCCTACGCCATCGAAGACCATGCGGCAGGCGGTACCACACTCGATGAAATCGTCCAGGCCATCGATGCACCGTACACGCAGGTCAACGTGGCACTCGCGTTTATGAAGGAACGCGGCAGCGTCGAAATCAGGCATCGTCGCACCTTCCCAGCTTCGAACATTGTGTATGAAGATGCCATGATTGAATTCATGCATCTGGCCCAAGACACTGAAAGCAAGTAAAAACTTGCCGCCATCCCCTTTCACCCCGGCTATCGTCGGGGTTTTTCTCTTGCAGCTTACAGGTATCTCTTGATCACTAAGAAAGCATACTTTCCTAGTGTCATTCACTAAGAAACGAAACTTTACTAGTAAGATTTCGTGACAGGAGCATTGAGCAATGTATCTGTTCATCCGTGTATCCTCTGGATTGATGGTTATGAATTGCAGGAACGCTCTATCACTCTGCGGATGAAGCAGCAGCAGGAATGCGTTGGGCCTTTTTGCCGGTGAATTCCTCCCAGCGTTTGACGATCACATCACAATAGAGCTCATCGATCTCCATCAGGAATGCGTGACGATCGGTCTGCTCACAGCCCATGAGAGTCGATCCACTACCGCCGAAAAGGTCCAAGACGTTTTCACCAGGCTTGGATGAATACTGGATGCAGCGGACAGCCAATTCGACGGGTTTTTCCGTCAGATGCACCATGGCCTGCGGGTTGACCTTCTTGACATGCCATAAATCGGTAGCGTTGTTCGGCCCGTAGAAATGATGCCCCGCCCCTTCCTTCCAGCCATAGAAACAGATCTCGAATGCACCCATAAAATCCTTGCGTGTCAGGACAGGATGCTGCTTATCCCAGATGACCCCCTGACTGAAATACAGACCGGCAGCCTTGATGGGTGCGGGATAGTTTTCGAGGTTGGCATAACCACCCCAGATGTAGAATGATCCGCCAGGTTTGAGTACGCGCGATGCGTTGGAAAACCAGGCCGACAGCAGCCTGTCGAAGTCTTCATCGCTCACGAAATCGTTGGCCAAGGGGCGATCCTTGGCCCGCATTTTCTGTTTGGCTTTCTTGGGATCGGTGGTGCCACGTGCCTGGTCGAAACCTTGGTGATGGAGTTGAGCTTTTTTATCACCAAATGAACTGTTGCCAGCGGCGATGGCGGTACTGCTGCGTGGTTCGACCTTCACGTGGTGTAGGCCGGGAGTTTGCATCCCGACCCCAACCCCAAACCGGACGTGCACGTTTCCGTGCATCCGGCTTTCCCGATGTTTCTTAGCTAGCATGCGCATGGTGTTTCTCCTTGTGGCAATCCAGACACAGGGTCTGGAGGTTGTCGTCGAAGCTCGCCATTGCAAAGCTTGCAAAGCGCTTGACTGGGACAATATGGTCAACTTGGGATGTCACGTTTGTGACCTTTCTGCCACAGGCACGGCATCGATAGCCGTCCCGTCGTAGCGTCAGGAATTTCACATCCAGACTTCCAAAGCGTTGGCGTTCGTTGAACCGTGCGAACGCCGCTTCCAAATCGTCTTCGGATTCATACTCTCCTTCTCCGGGTTCGTAGGGTTCCGGGCCGCGATAGTCCAGCTTCAGTGAGAATTTGCTGAACTGTTCAAGTTCGCAGAATTCATCAATATGAATCTTGCCATCACGGTAGAACCGTTTCATTGCCCGACCCGTGGGGATATCGTGTTTACGACAGATCGCCTTCAGGGCTATCCAGAGTGCATGGTGATCCAAAGTTCCAGCAAGGTCTGTGAAGTTGTGTGCGATGCGGAAGTACTCCGACCACCCACGTACAACGGCTGATCCACGTTTGATACGCAATGCCACCGACTCCTGATGGGGACGGTTGCGCATGGCGTCGTGCAGTCGCTGCTTCACATTTGCCAGTGCCTTCTGACTCACTTTGATCTTGGGCACATCCTTACCACGCCGACCGGCAGTCCGGTTCAGGTGGAAGCTGAGAAAGTCGAACCCATCGCGGACGTGCGTGACGTGCGTCTTTTCTGCCGATAATTCCAGACCACATTCATGGCGAAGGAAGTCACGGATTTGATCACGAAGCCCCTCGGCATACTGCCGGGATGCTCTTGTGACAAAGACACACCAGTCGTCTGCGTACCGAACAAAACGTACGTTCGGCTGACGGAACCGACTGGCCCGATGCTGTTCGTTGCCATACGTTCCCTTGTGATGCAGGAACCAGTCCAGCTTATTAAGGACCGCATTGGCTAGCAGCGGTGAGATCACGCCCCCTTGAGGGACACCTTTCTCAGTTGGCAGAACAACATCCCCAACCTTCACGCCGCTTTTAAGGAAGCGACGTAGCAGGTCGAGGAATTTGTTGTCCATGACCTTTTCCCGCACAGCCCGTAGGATGGACTGATGCGAGATCTCATCGAAGCACGCTTTGACGTCTCCCTCAATCACCCATGAAAAACCACTTCTCATCAGGTGTTGACAGCGGAAGACCGCATGATGCGTGTTTCGATTGGGCCGGAACCCATAAGAGTTGTCGTGGAATTCCACCTCAAAGACAGGCTCAAGTGCCATGCGAATGGCCTCTTGCACGATCTTATCCCGCAGACACGGGATGCCCAAAGCTCGCATTTTCCCGTTGGATTTGGGAATCATGACGCGCTTGAGCGGTTGAGGCTGGTAAGTTCCACGCTTTAACTCCAGACGCAGATTTTCGACTTTCCCCGACAGTCCCTTGCGGAACTGGCGAGTCGTCACACCATCTACGCCCGGCGCTTTGCCATGGGAACGCCTGAGCACCCGCACAGCAGCAGCACGCAACCATTGCGGTTGGTGTATCAGGTCCATCAGGTTCCGAAGCCGGTCATCGTATTGATCGACCGGGAACAACGGTGTGCCCGATTCCCTGTGCTGCTTATGCTGGTGAGATTGCTCCCACAGCCTTCTCTGGACTTCTTTCACGTTCATCAGGAACCCTCCTAATTTAAAGAACCCTTCGGTTATCCAGAACGAAACATCCTGCCTCCCTTCGCCATGTAGACGGCTTTCCCGTCCTCAGACTACTACGAAGGCTCCGCCACCCAGTCGTCTCATCGGCAGGGATTCAACCGCGATTCTTGCGGCCTATCCACGCGACTGCCATACTCGACTGGGCTTCCCTGGTTCCCTTACTGACACATAAACTCTCTCGGTTAGACTCCGACCTTTCACTACCCACCAGCAGTCTGCTGTTCCTTCAAGCACCAGCGAATAATTGACCACTTCGCTGACTTCGGAATCGCTCATCACGATTCGCTAGGGTTCGCGCCTACAACGATAACGCTCACCCGCTTGAACCGTTCCCTAGCCCGGACGGGGATAAATTCCCGGGCGGCTTCAGTATTAACAGGAACGGGGGTCCACTTTCCCGAAGGTATTGGTCGATTCCTTTGCAGTAGTCATACGAGAGATTTACCTAGCAGGACTGCCACGGCTATGAAGCGTCGCCTGTGTCCCACATTCTCGGGAGAGCTATTTCGCCAGCGGGTTCGCATGTCGCCGCCAACTTACTCCCTAGGTACGATGACCGGTCAAACGGTCACGGTTTGTCTCCAAACATTGTCAGGAAGGTATCTCGCATTTCTGCAAATACTTAGGCAGAAATACGATACATCAGGCGCACGTTGTACGGCGGATCACTTGAAAACAGATCAATGGTTGCGCCATCCAACAGACGATCCAAGTCCTTCGGCGAACAACTATCACCACACATCAGGCGATGGTTACCCAGCACCCAGATATCACCCTTTTGCGTAGTCGCTGCGTCCGGTGGCTCGGGGATTGAGTCTGGGTCGGTCAGACCTTCCGTCACGCCTTGAGCCTGAGTCATCAGTTGGCCCAGTTCCTCTTCGTCGAAGGCCAGGATGTCCATATCAAATCCACCTTCGCGCAAATCGTTGAGTTCGATCGGCAGGATGGACATGTCCCATTCTGCGATCTCACCAGTGCGGTTGTCGGCTAAGCGATAGGCGCGAACCTGCTCCGGAGTCAAGTCGGTAGCGACATGCACCGGCACCTTGGCCAGGCCGAGTTTTTTGGCAGCCTTCCAGCGCGTGTGGCCTGCGATGATCACACCGTCTTCGTCCACGACAATGGGCTGTCTGAACCCAAACTCCGACAGCGATGCGGCCACGGCATCCACTGCTTTGTCATTCAGACGTGGATTGCGTTCGTAGGGCTTGACGTCCTCGATCTTACGAAGCTCGACTTTGAAATTGGAAGTGACGATGTCCTGGGTTACGGTCATAAAATCTCCTGAAAAATAGTGGTTTGCTGACTTGAAATTTTTGCGGCGCGTTCACAACAAACTGTGCCTAATAACGTGGCTCGTTCCGCCGCCATCGAAAAGGCTGTCACGGGGGTAGGACCCACGCGCATTCGGCCCTGCTTGGCCCCTGAGGCCGCCTGCCGTCACAGGCGGCACACGTCTACCCTCCGAGCCTGAACGCCACACGTGCCAACGTGGGCTAAGTGTCGGCAAGGTGTTTTGATCCCCCCCGGAATTGGTGGCCGATGAGCGTTTCTTCACTTACTTCCTTCACCCCACCCCTATACGTGCGCACACGCCTAAAAATCACTCGCGCGAATACATGGGGGTGAATAGGTGAAGAAAGAGAGAAGTTGTTGTTTTTTACGTGAAATACGTGAAAACTTTCTTCACCCTCAAGGGGTGAAGGATGGGTGAAGCAAAGAGAAGGAACACCCTTCATTTGCCTGATTTCTTGACGATGATTCACCATGCTTCACCTTCCTTCACAGTGGGTAACAGGCGGTAGAACAGACCGGGCCGACCTGTGGTCTGGACCGATTCGGAAATGATCTCCCCGCCCTGGAGCATGGTGTCGATGAGTTCCTTGAACTCCTTGGCCTTCATCTTCATGCGCTTCAGAAGCACCTGGTGTGAGAGCTGCCTGTTCGGTGCTTCGCTGAGCTTGCGGGTGAGTTTGAGGCACTCGGCATGGAATGGATTCTCAGCTACATAGCTGCTGGCCAGGAAGAGTTGGCGTTTGGTCTGGTGCATGGCAAACGTCTGGGCCCACTGCACAGCTTGAAGGCCGATCACCGGGTCCTCATGGTTCTCACTGCACGCATAGATGAGCGCTAGCTTCTTGGCGTTTTCCAGAGTACGCGACCAGGCGACACGAGCCACCTCATCGTTATGCTCGTCTGATTGGCGGTACTCGGACTCGGTTTCGAGTTGGAATTGCCTCATGGCCTCCTTGGCGTCCGGGCTGCATGGCACGATGCGCGGATCGGGAAACACCTCCAGCAGATTGGCACGGCGCGTACCGGGCTGAAACTCCGACCACCAGCGTGCAATCTCCAGGATGGGATCAGGAATGTTTCTTGCACTACCGGGTTCCTGGCCTTCACCACGCTTGCCGATATCGACGATGATCAGACGGGCAAAGAAGCCATTGGTGAGCATGCGTTGGGATAACGACTCATAAAAATACTTCGGCGTGGCGGTGCCGAAGAGCGTCAGGTGTGGCTGATCGATATGAGCCGCTTCCTTCTGGCCGGCTTTGACACGCAGCGGATACACATCGTTGGCCGAGGTGTAGAGCGTCAACAGGATGTTGGGAATGGACTCGCGTTTGTTTTCCTTGTCCAGGTTGATGGCCCGCAACACACCGTCCATTTCATCGTTCTGGAACAGCATGGCAGGCGTACGGGCCAGGGCATCCTGAATGCCTTCACCACTGGCAAATTTATCACCCAACGATGCGACCTGGTTGATCTCAAACAGGACGCGGGCATTGACCTTGCGTGGGAAGTCCTTGCCCGTCCCGCTGCTGGCCAGGGCAAGCAGATAAATGTTGGGACGCAGGTCACCGGGGTCGCAGACCTTGCGGCCACAGAGGAAGGATTGCAAAGCCATCGCGCCGCAGAATGCCAGACCGACGTTGGGATACGGTGCATTTGCTAGTGTAAAATCCATCAACCGATCAACGAACCCCGGCACATGAAACAGATGCTCGGGAATCGGGCCGGGATCGTCGGCATCCAGTGGACTGTCGGCATGCTCTGGCTGAGTGTTCCCCACCTGGGCAAGAATGCCAGAGATGTCAGCCCCGGAATCTGTCACCAGCATAGAATCGTCACCGTAACCGGCATCCCGCAGCGAACCTGCCGCCGCGTCAAAATCACCGCCGTGATTGAGCAGTGTGTACACGGCAAACGGAGAGTATGGACGCCGAGGTTCAAACGGTGCAGCATTGGTCGAAAAAACGTGGAACACCCCGTGCTTGAGTGAACCGGACCAGCCGGTGTCCTTGCCGGGCCGACGCCAATATTCGTTTTCGCCGGGAACGGCCAACACCCAACCGTGCTGCCTGAGCACGTCGCGCGGATCACCACGGTGGTTGTAATCATCACCCGGCCTGTGGGCATTCTCTGGCAGACATTGGCCATGGTGTAAAGACAATGGAGTAATGTCTGGATTGTTCGACGCTGTGCTCGGACCATTGACCACGGGTGGCCAATATTCATTGCGTTCCCAAGCCGTGCGTAACAAGGTGTCACGTTGGGCTTCCGCCAGGATGGGTAGATTGCACAGATCGCCCTGGAGCAGTTCATAGCCGGGGGACGGTGCGCACAGGAACAGCCCCCCTTCTCCACGGGTTTCGATGAGGGTTTGAACCTTGTCATCGACCTTGCGCTGGGCCAGTTTGATATTGCCACAGACGGGCACATCACAGCGATAGATCACGTGCATGCCCCCGGAAGGTGTCGATTCAATCACCAGGTGATTGCGCAATTCCCCCGGGATTTGCTGCATCCATGCCGGGAACAATTCACCGCCTCCGTCGAAATCGATGATCTCTAGGTTGCCGGAGACTTTGCCGCAGATGACGCACATGGCATCGTGCCATGCCCAGGCGGACAGTTCGGCTGACGTGGGGATACACTGCTGGTACTGCTTCCACTTGCCGATGGCCGGGCGCTTTTCTGCGCGGATGGCAGGCAGCACGGACAGGCCGGCAGCTTGGTAGGTTTGAGCGATGGGTAAGGTTTCAGACATAAAATCGTTGCGTTCCCATGAGGCAAGGTTGAAAGCGAACATCAGAATGGAATGTCATCGTCAGGCCATTCGGTCCACGGCTGTTCGGACAATGTTGTGCTGGTGACCAACTCACGTTCATCGCCACCGTCCAGACGTGGTGGAATGGAGCCAAGCTCATAGTTGATGATGCGGTCGAATTTTTCTCCCGTGACGGATCGCACGGTGATGGATAGTGGTTGGGCCAACGCGCCGGCATCAGCCAATTCAACCGCCTGTTCCACGGAGTTGGGCATCGGTTCACTGGATCGGGCCTGCCACCATGCCTGGGCTTTCTGCCATGCGTAGCTGCCCTTGGGATGCGCGACGCAAACCCATTCACTGTGGTAATCGTTGAAGCCGCAGCGATAATCGACGCGTAGTGTGCGGGGATGATCCGGTGGTGCACCACGTTTGGTGTGGATGCTGTAATAGACAGAGCTGACGTCGTAATCGGTTTCAGTGACTTCGCCGGATAACACACCTGCCGTTGTGGCGATGCCGTCATGTTTGTCACGTTCAGGTGGTGGGAACTCATGGCCACAGTCCGGACATACGCTGTACGACGCATGGATCACTGCCTGGCAGTTGGGACATTCCTTGGCTGGCGCTTCATTGCCGCCCTTCCGATCCGACTTATCCTTGATCTGCAAGGCATCCACCGGACCATGCCGCAGGATGTTGCCACCGAAGTCGAGTACCAGGCAGTTGGTTTTAGCCGGGTGTAATCGGAAGCCCCTCCCCAGCATTTGGTAGTAAAGTCCCGGTGAATTGGTGGGACGCAGCAGCGCCACACAATCGATATTGGGAGCATCGAAGCCGGTGGTCAGCACATTGACATTGACCAGGAATTTGAGATCGCCTTCCTTGAACCGACGCAGGATGTCATCACGGAAGATGCCCGAACTCTCGCCGCAGACGAATCCACACTCGTGGCCCATGTCACCCAGGACACGCTGCACGTGCTGGGCATGCTGTACGCTGGCAGCAAAGATCAGCACCGAGTTGCGGTCACGTGTCTGTTCGACAATCTCCCGGCAAGCTGAATGAACAAGGCCATCGTCATTCATCAAGGCTTCAACTTCACCAGCAATGAATTCACCGGCACGGACATGCAAACCAGATGTGTCCGCCTTGCGCTGGCCTGCCTTGGTCTTGAGTGGACACAGGTAGCCTTGGGCAATCAGCTCACGAACACCAACCTCGTAGCAGATGTGATTGAGTAAGTGGTCGGCACCACATATCGTGCCGCTGGTCATGCGGTACGGGGTGGCAGTCAACCCGATCAACCGGACATGAGGATTGACGATCCGCGCCTCTTTGAGGAACTGCTGGTACATACCCTCGCCGTTGGGCGGCAGCATATGGGCTTCATCGATCAGGATCAGATCAAACCGATCCAGTTCCGCAGCCTTGCGATACACCGACTGAATACCGGCCACGATGATGGCATGGTCTGTATCCCGGCTCTTGAGCCCAGCCGAGTAGCAACCGATCTGATGCCACAGGTCCGGTGCCATAACATGCAGTTTGTCGACAGCCTGCTCAATCAATTCCTTGACATGAGCAAGAATCAGAACGCGGCCATCCCATTTCTGGACAGCATCTCGGCAGATCGTTGCCATCAGGGGCGTCTTGCCCCCAGCTGTCGGGATGACAACACAAGGGTTGTCATCCCGACAGCGTAGATGCTCGTACACGGCATTGACCGCTTCGGCCTGGTACGGGCGCAACGTGATGGTGCTGGGTTGTTCGGCAACAACAGTCATCAGTTCGAAAATCCCTCGGGTAATGAGTGTTGACAGAGTGGGCAAACACGCAGCGGCATGGCATCGATTCGCACAACAACCTGGCCACTGGGAATGGGCATCCGGCGTCGCGTAACCAGCAGATCGATTAAAGAATCGTCCTCGTAAATCCCTGCGTGTTGCATTGAGTCCAGTGCGGACTTCTGGATGTTGTCCAGGTCACGACGACGCCGATCCGGAGGAAACGCGTCCATTGCCAGGGCAAGGCGACCGTCCCTTGGAGGTTGGCCGCCAAAGCCCCGGCACTGCGTCATCACCTGCTGGCGATAAGCCCGGCCTTCACGACTAATTAGTGTTCGCCCCTTAAAGTGTCGCCAGTAGTGATTGACCGATGGCGGGTATGGCAAAACTAATTCCATGCGTCACCTCCTTCTCACCGTAACCAAGGTGCAGACTGATCGGATGCCGCAGTTTGCTGAGACTGGGAAGACGACTGGGCATTGGCATTGCCTGCCTTCTTGGCCTCATAGCCCTTGATTTCATTGGTCAGTTCATCGTTGTCCGTTCGCTTCTTGAGCTTGACGTTGATGACCAGCGGCAGGTTGTGTAAATCAACGCTGTCCTTGGGCTGCATGACATTGATGGCCCGGCAAATGGCTGACAGATCGCCACGGGCAATCTTGACTGCGGTGGCATTGGAATTGCGCAGGTTCAAACGTGACCAGAGTTGACGGCCCTTGTACTCACCGTCCAGAATGCTTAAGGTCAGTTCCAGGTAGCTGCCGCCCCCGGATTTTGTGGGTTTGGTTTCCGAAGCGATGATCGCCGCCAGATACTTGCCGGCCGGGATCGGTTCGAATGCCGTGTTGGGTTCGACGTCGTGCGCGTTAAAGCCATCGAGATTGGCCATAGGGATATTCCTCCATTGGTGAAAAATGGTTTGATCGTTCAATGAGTTGAAAAGTGAGTTAATGTTTGTGCTGGGTGGTTTGGTTGGACGAAGGTGTTTCGGTCTGCGTCATGGCTTCCATCAGGGTGTACCAGGACAACGGCAATTCAATGGGCAAGCCATAACGGTTCTTAGCCACACAGGCCGGACTGCCAACGCAGCGCATCACACGTTCGCCGCCATCCTTGCCCAAGCCGGACACCAAGGTGCGGTTGCGATTGAAGCCAGCATCTTCGGTTTTGGTGATGATCTTGCGTGTGGCAAACAACACCGCGTCGGCCCACTCGGTGATCACCGCGTTTGCGTGTTTGTGCAGACGCGGGGAAAACCGGTCATACGCTCCGACTTCCGGATCGGAGAAGGTTTCAACCTTGGAGTGGGCCAGCAGGATGACACACATGCCGCGTTTGATGCGTAAGGCATCCAGGCCGGAAAGCAGCATGCGCCAAAGCGACAACGCATGGGTGTAACCACGGGCGTAACCACCATCGACTTTTTCAATGCTGTTAACGCCGTAGTCTTTGCACAGCCGATCCCAGATCAGGCGTTCGAGCCAGTCCAGGGAATCGATGACGGCCGTCTGGTAGTCGTGCTTCTCCTTGATCAACGAGTCGATGGCATTGATGACATCGTCATACGTTGTGGCCAGCGGAAAACTCGCACAATCGATCTGGTCCAAGCCGTCTTCCGTCTGGATGAAAATGGGCTTAGGTGCCTGCGATGCCGTGGTGGATTTACCGATGCCTTCGGTGCCGTACAGTACGATGCGCGGCGCAGATTGACGTTTACCGGTGTGGATCTGTTGCAATAGGGACATGAATCAAATTCCTTTATATGATGAGCGTGACCAAATAAACAGTCGCCTGCTCCGAACTCCCCGCCCCTGAACACTTCAAGGGGCGGGGAGAGGCGACAACTTCCGGGGGGCGGGTTAGGCAGCACTGAGCAGACGGATGTCTTCGTAGTCAGTAGGCCAGTGATTGTGTTCGCGGCAGAGCAGTAACCGCTTGATGGCGGCCTCGTTTTCCTGACGGGCCATGTACAATTCCTCATCACTGATCATCCAGACACCACAGCGATACGGTTCCTTTTTCTCAACCGCCACAATGTGGACCGGCACCAGTTCATCAATGACCTCGGCCAACACCGCCTGGTAAAAAGCCAGTTGGTTGATGTAGCGGTAACGGCGGGCATCCGACTCGAACCAGGTCAGGTCATCGCAGGTCTTCAGGTCCACAATGCCTTCGTGCGGATGAATCCAGTCGTAACGACACTGGCAGGACATCCCACAGTAGTCGGCCCGCAATACTCCCTCTGCCTTGCCGTAGAGCAGTAGATCGACAGCCTTGTCATTCATGCTCAGACCACTGGCCATGTTTTCGATCTGGTCCAGGTCATCGAAATGAATCCCCGGTTTGCCCTGTTCATCCGCCCAGCACCGGAAGGCTTGGGTGTCTTTGCCGAAGGGCTTTTTCGTCTTGGGATTGATCGGACCCCCCAGTGCGAACTGAGCTTCATAGGCATTACGTCCCTCGAGAATGCGACAGTGCGTCGCCCTGCCGATCAGGTAGGCAGCCGTCTCCTTGTCCTGAATCAGGCCACTGTGTTTCTTGAAATGCAGCCAGGGACACTTGATGAAATCGATCAACTGGTGACTGCTCAGATGATCCTTGGCCTGGGCGTGGTACGCATCAGCTGATTCGGCTTGCAGGATGTTCAAATCAATATTCATTCCATCTCCATAAAAAGTGCTTCGGTAACCTCGGCTTGCCCCGTCCCCCGAAGACCGACCTGTCTTCGGGGGAAAAAAACACAAGCCCCCTCTATTGGTTACCTATGCCATTTCTCAGGACGAAATTCAGTTATTCGTTGCCTAAACCTGATTTTTCCATCAATTCACGAATTCTTGCCAAAGATTCGTTGACTTGACCGCGTGTAAGACCGATTGCCTGCGGCGCACCACTGGGGCCATGCTCAGCCACATACTTGAGTAGTTTCCGATCCATAGGCTTCAGGTTTTTTAGCACGAACTCCATGGCATCACGCAGCTCGAAATCTTCAATTGATGACATGCAATACGTTTGATTCCGGCGACCACCGTCTTCTTCCAGAAGAACATCACCAAGCATGGTGAGTACGCCATCTTCACTTGGCACCTTCGTGCGTTCGAGTGAGACAGCCTTGTACTCCTCACTCCGTTTGCGCCGATCTCGGTACCGTAGTTGCATGGCCACCCATGAATTGATGCACTGGGTGACGAAGGCCTCCATGTTCCCCCGCTCTGGATCAAACAGGTGAGCCTTTTCAATCAGGTACAACCGCATCTCCTGGCGCAGATCCTGATCATCCGTCAACGAAAAATCTGTCCGACTGCAAAGCTGGCGTGCCTTGATGCGGATAAATGTCGTGGTGAACGGATCGAAAAGAATGGAGCGAACGATGTCCTCTGGTTTGCTCTGCTTTGTTGTTCGGGGTGGTTCCGGATTCTGAGGGATGGTTGGAGCCTGGGGTTTGAGCCTTGATCGGGCCTTGATGCGGTGCGGGAAAAGTAAATCTGTCTGTTGAGCCATCACGCGTTCCTTTCCAACAGGTAGCGGTTCCGGCACACGGCATGGCTTCACCATGAAACCAATAAAAACGCCGGGCGTGCCTTCAGGGCTGAAGGGGCTACGTCCGGCGTAGCAAATGCTACTTTTCGCGTAGCATTCAAATTATTTTGACTTTTGATAGCACAACTAACTTCATTCGTTGTGGACTGGATCGGTTTCCCATGTGACACCAGGCTTCGGAATGTAACGTGGGGTGTAGCCAAACAAGATCGATTCATCCAAGTGCTGGGCAAGTGCAGGATCGGTCTCACGGATTTGCCTGTTGATAACCCGCTTGATGTTGTTCCTGAAACTGTCGCTGATGCTCTTGCGTTTGTTGCCTGCCTGCTTCAGACGGCCACCGATGCCGATCGCTTCATTGATCAGACCAGTGATCATGGCCAGATCGTTTTCGATTTGCAGTTCCAATACGTTGTCATTGTCTTGGCGGGCGCGTTCCAGGTCGGCAAGCAGTTCAGCGGCTTGCTGACGGTAGGCTTTGATCGCTTCCCAATCTGAAATGTGCCCTAAGGATTCGAGCAGCGGATTCTTCGCCGATTCTAGGCCAGCTTCAATGGCATCGCATGTGCTGATGACGTGATCGCAACAATCAATCGCGGCTCTGCTGACAATGTCGATAACAGGCATGGACTCGCCGGGTGAACTGAGCAGTGCATGGATGTAGCTGGCCCCCAACCAGGACAGGATCATGAATGGTTCCAGGCCACGGAAGCAAACCTGCCATCCTCCACCGCTTCGGCGAAAAATGTTCTCCGGCAAACGATCAATGGGCTTCTGCGGAACACCAGGAATGCCCATCGACACGAAGCCTTCGAGATATTCTTCCCAGTCAGAGGTTTGACGCAAAGTGTCGCCATCCGCTTCAACCACTTCGCACAGTGGGACCAGTAGCGTATTGTGCTTACAGACTGCATCAAGAATTTTCTGACACCAGTGCATTCGCGTAGGCGTAAGCAGAATGGCACCAGGACGTTTACTGAAAATGATCCGCTCGTACACTTCGACTTTGAGATCATCTGCTGATGGGCACATCAGTAGGTGGACAGGAATCAGAGTCGATTTCTTAGGCTCCCAGTTGCCAATCTGGATTGAACATGCATTCTGGTCAATCGGCTCTTGGCAGACACATACCCTACTTAGCGCGTTGCAGATTGATTTTCGGAGTTCTAGAAGGCATATGCGGTATCGAACGACATCCGCCCCCAGCAGGCTCAAGCCCGTCTGGCTATCCTCTTCGTCTCTGGCAAGAATATCACCGTCCCGTTGACACGCATTATTCAACGGAAAACCACGGCGGCGGGAAGTAGGGTATGCGGCTGAAGGTGTTTCGAGGGGTTTGAGGAATCGCTTTGCTACCGATCTCGATTCCCCGCCCCCCAAAACTTGCTGCCACTCGTCCATGGCAGCAGTGCGATCGGGACGTGACTCAAGCCACTCCCAAAACCTCACCATCCTCGGCACCAACAACCTCCGGGAGACTGACAACATTACAGCAACACATCAGCCATGGAGCTGATTGATATCGCACGTTCTGGACCACGTTGGATTCCTTTCCCCGGCCATGAGAAGACCAGTCAAACAGACCACCCCGCCATCATGTGGCATGGAATAATGGCAGCAAATAGCGCGCCGGGAAATGTATTATGAGAATATGTTGAATCAAGTGGTATTGTGAAATGGGCATGCTGCAATGACTGCCACAAATGGCAATTCGACATGCCCATCTGTCATGCTGGCAGACCGCTTTATATATCTTGAATCATCACCATCAAACCATGCATATCGCCACCATTGACACCCTGTTTTACCTGATCAGACTTACCCCAAAGGGTATATATGACGAATATATTTATATAATACCAATGGCCCTTGAAAACATATATTAATATTGATATTTTCTATCCCCCGCCTGTCTATTTGTTCCCCATTTTTTAACAGGAGTTACCCATGACAACATCCAATGTAGCAACCGAACTGCGCAAGCTCGTGCAACAGCTTCATGACGAACGTGCAGAATACATCAAGGCCATCGAAGCCATTGATCAGACATTCCATGAGTTGGGACTTGATGCGCACAAGACAACCGTCAAAGCAAGACGTGGACGATCTGCTGGCAGCAAAAACACTGTAAATATTAGGGAAAACAGCAATCGCAAGATGCCTACAGCTACTGCTGACGCATTTGTACTGTCATTCATCCAAGCCAACCCCGGCTGCACTACGGCTCAAGTCAACAAACATTGGATAACGGAAGGCCGCAATGGCAAGGCCGATCAGACACTGTTCAAGCTTGTGAAGAATGGGCAGATTGTGCGCAAGAGCATTGAAGGGCGTCGTGGCAGTACATTCATCGCCATGTAACGTTTATATACAACCGAATCAGATTAAATATAAAACCCAGTATCGTGCTGGGTTTTATATTTATACAGACTACATATTAAATCTGTTAAGGCTGTGATGACATACTGCCAGTGATCAACATCACTGTGCACTGTGTTGCGGCTTAAGAAGCCAATAAAAATATTCACCAACTATCATCGCAATGCGAATGCAGTCACATGCGCGTTACGTTAAAAGTTTTCTGGGTGGAACTAAGCTAAAAAATGTGCGTCTAATACATCAATAACTGACCAATATTGTGCGACAGTGCGCTGCGCCGCTAGTGAATCACTAAATATTGAATTGATAAAACCGGTTCAAAAATCGGTTACAGTCCATGCAATCCAACTACACCTGAACAGTAAAACAATGTTAATTTTTAGTCAAAGTCACAGTAAGCGTGAAAACATCATCCTTTTGAAAGGTCCCACTACTTTGCGGTGCCGTCAACTTCAATTCATACCCATCAAGCGTTTCCGGACTAAATGTTGAAACTGGCACATGGCTAATACTGTCATTTGTCAGGTCAGAGTAATTGATTGTCAACAGGTATGGACCAAACGTGTATTGGTTAGACGAAACCTTCTGGAGAGTACCGGATCGGCCAAAGACAAAACGTACCAATGGGGCTGGTGAGTCTTGATTGACATTGGAAGTGATCTGAATCACTCCAGTAACATCATCGCCATCAAGTGTCCACTGCTGATAACAGTTCCAATCCTTGGGATAGGGTTCTGCGCCCCAAACACTGCGAAAGCAGCCCATTTTGTAATCAGCAGAGAAAATGGCTGTATCACCGATAATCTGTGTGACACTCTGATTATATCCCGATGGTGGCATACCTAAAGCAAAACGGCTGCTTCCAGAATCTGGCACACCATTGTTGGTTGTCCCGATTTCCGCACGCACCGCAAGCAGTCCTTGCAACGTCGTCGGGGACGGATCATTGGGATTGGCATTGTTGTAACATCCCACCAACGTGTCGCTGCCATACCGGGCACTGCACACCCAGTTCCATTTTGCAAACTGCCCGCGTGGACCATTGACATTCGAATCCAATGCGACATTGTTGTAGGTCAAAGGGGTCGCTGACATATCCTGCCAACACATGGCAGCGTAAATATCCAGGATATCATTGCCGTTGACACTGGCATTGTTGGCAACCCATTTATTCTGAGCATCACCGGTGAGTCCTGCCACAATATCCGGGCCACGCGACATTATCCCACCCCAGTTATGCTTCCAGAATACGTCGGTAACATATTCTGGCATCATGCTCGGGCCGACTGAGAGCTTGTAAAACGGAATGCTCTGTTCAACCATGTCCAGAGCGAGCGTCGATTGTGTTAACAAATAAACACGCGCCACCGATGCGAGCACCATTTCGTGATAATGAACATTTTCATTGGTTGTGCTGATGTACGGCCAGGCACCATCCGCATACTGTGTAGCAGCAAGGAGATTCAACACACGCTGATATTCATTGGTAAACAAAGTATCACCGAGTAATTGTGAACCATGCAGCATGGCCACCATATAGAAAGCATCCATATTTGGGTAAACATCTACTGCTGTCTGGAGGTTGACGCCATAGCCGTTGTACTGGTTGTTCAGACGGATGCGCAGTCGATCATAAAGATACGAGAGTGTCGTCGCAGACAAATCGTCACCCACCATGTGAATGGCTTCCATCAAAGGAACCAGTGTGAAGCGATTAATATTCGTATCACCACCCACTGTCGAAACCCAGTCATTTAGATTGGACACATCACAGAGATAAGTCAGTGATTCCTCAAGGTAATCAAGAATAGCTGTTGAATGATAATAGCCGCTGTGTTCAAGTGTGTAGCAGTATGCAAGGACAGCGGAAGCATTTGCCATGTCCCGATATAGCCAATCATTGCTCTGACTGGCAATCTGATCTTTATAATACTCAGGCCCGTTGATGAGAATGCCTTGGGCGGTACCGAGAATATATTTAATATGTGGATTGCGAATCAGTTCCTGGTAATCCGGATCATTGAGCAGGCTGTTGTCCACATGTTCCTGTTTAACAGAAATTGAAAAGACCGAGATATCACCATTATCCAACACCGACGAAGTCGTGCGTTCACCGCCCAAGCAGGTCGGCTTGTCAGTGATCCAACTAAACGTGTTGGCAACGGTCACAATCCCCATCGATACATCATCAAGCAAAAGTTCCATTTTGTTCGAATCAACACGAACCTCGAATTTGTAGGGTTGGCCAACGACAAAAGTTTGCGTAGCTAATACGCTGGCCTGCTCATCAGCGTCAAGTGAAGAAATGCGTGCCATAAGTGTGTTACCGTTCAACACAGTCAACGATACCGCATTGGCGTCGTGACCACTGACGTTAACGCCCTGAGCAAACAAACCGTACCGCTTGGAAGAATCAAACGAACTATCCAAAGTAAAAACGCCTTCAATGACATAAGTCACATCATCACGCTCACAAAAAGCATCAGGGAGCGTAAGTTCTTGCGGTAATGCTGTGCCCGATTGTGGACTGGCTATTGGTATGTTCTCAGACTGCATGAGCATCACGTCACCTTGATCGATCAAACGTAACACGGTTAATGGTCCTTGAGACAGATTGGCCTCAACGGTCATGGCAAAATCAGTGACCTGTCCATTATTCAAAACTGACGTGTTGGAACGTTCGCCACCGACCATGATTGCTTTACCACTATCCCAACTGAATGTATTGGCAACGGTCGCAATGCCAATCGACATACTGTCCAGAAATAACTCTATCTTGTGCGAATCCACACGTACCTGAACGTTGTAGCTCTGGCCGGGAACAAATGTCTGAATGGTTGATACATTGGCCTGCTCATCATTGTCAGCAGACGACAGTCTGGCCATGAGCATATTCCCATTTAGTACGGTTAACGATAGCGCATTGGCTTCATGCCCACTGACATTCACCCCCAGTGAAAACAGGCCATAGCGAGTCTGAGAGTCAAATGAGCTGTCAATGGTGAACGTGGTATCAATGACATAGGTCACATCAATGCGATTGCAATACAAGTCCGGCAAAACAAAGCCATGAGGTAACGAAAGTCCCTGCTGTGTATTGGAGAGTGTGATGCCATCAGGCTTGAGAGTCAGTAAAGTGGCATCGGGTGCCAGACGGTAGGTTGCTAAAGGCTGTTTCTGCAAAACTGTCATTGCAAAATCATCAATCTGTCCATTGTTGAGAATGGACGTTGTAGCATTTTCTCCACCTACGAATATCGTTTTACCACTTTCCCAGACAAACGATTCCTCCATCAGATTACTACCCATAGAGATGCCATCGAGGAACAATTCGACCTTGTTGGAATCAAATCGAACTTGGACACTATAAGTCTGCCCAACCACAAATGACTGCGTGGTTTTCACTTCAGTCTTTACATCCGCATCCGCCGAAGTGAGTCTGGCCATAAGCATACCGCCATTCAAAACGGTCAGCGAAACCACATTGGCTTCGTGGCCGCTGACGTTGAGCCCCAGTGAAAACAAGCCATAGCGTGTCTGGGAATCAAAGGCACTGGACAACGTAAAAGACGTGTCAATCACATAGGTCACATCATCGCGTTCACAATACGCATCAGGTAACACGTAACCATGTGGGTCGGTTTGCGACTGCAATGTGTCTGACAAGGTGGTTTGGTCAGCCGTTAAGACATGGGTCGAACCATCGGGCGTCAGTCGATATACAGCAAGATTTTCATTGGCCTGCTTGGACTTGATGGCAATGGAAAAGTCGGTGATCTGTCCATCATTAAAAACTGAAGTATCGTCCCGTTCCCCGCCAACGCAAATCGGTTTGCCATTTTCCCAAAAGAAGGTCTTGTCCATCGACTGGCTGCCAATCGATGTGCCGTTAAAGAACAGTTCAACGGTATGCGAATCAAACCGTACCTGTACATTGTAGGACTGCCCGGGCGTGAAGGTTTGAATGGTGGATTTCTCAACTTTTTGATCATCATCAATCGAGGTCAACCGCGCGATAAGCTTATTGCCATTGAGTATGGTCAACGACACCGCATTGGAATCATGCCCACTGACATTGACACCCAGAGAAAACAAGCCATACCGCTTCAATGGATCAAGTGTGGCATCGGGTGTGAATGTCACATCAATGACATAGGTCACATCATCACGGTGACAAAACGCATCAGGCAGAACATAGCCATATGGAAAAGCCTGTTGCTCGAGTGTATTGAACAATGTTGTACTGCCTGACTTTAGAACAACCGAGGCCCCTTGGGTAGCTGAGCGAAATGCGACTAATGCCTGATCGGTATTCTGTGCGTTAACAGACGTGATACACAAAATGAAAAACAAAAAAAATACGTATCGCTGTAAAATGGGCTTACGGTTCAGATAATCGGGGTGGCTCAGCATAAAGAGTCTCCTTATTTATACGCTATCTGGTTTGTATTTCAGTCGTGACACGTTGGAAGCAACAAGACAAGATCAAAACGCGATGCAATCTTGGCGGTCAAACAGCGTCCCGCCAATATAGAATTAACGTCCAAACAAAAACCCGCAGAATACCCCGGATTACCAATCAATTAATTAGACTTCAAACGACAAACGGCAATATCAAAAAGCCATTCAACATGGCTCACCCCAGACAGATCCGTTGCTTTAAATACCTCAACATCACATGGCATGCTTGAACACACCGTCATTGAATTCACGAACCTGAATCGATCTGCTTATTCCACAATATGGGCTTCTTGAATCATGTTTCCAAGATACGGCTCATCGACATGCTTAAATGTGTTGTGCCGAAGCAGGACACGCTGCGGTTTAAGGAATGTCAAGATCGAGCTTTCGTCCGTAACAGCCGGTTCATAATCAAAAAGTTGGCCGATATCTTGGGGTTGTTGATAGCTGATCTGAGCTTCAACTTTGATCCCCTTGAAACTGTTGTTGATTTGGCAATTTTCAATGAGCACATCCTCAACCACACCCCGAACACGAATGGAACTGTTGTTATCCACTTTGTGACGGCGGATGATTTGGAAGATGCTCAAGGGCAGTGAATTGTCACGTGGCTTTTTCTCTTTGAGTGTTTCTTGTAATTGTTCTGCTGTCAGAAAACGGTCATAGAGATGGCCATCTTGTTCATAGTAGAACACATGCCAACCCCAGATATTCAAGCAGGTATCTCCACCAATCCAACGATCGATTTCTGTACCACCTCCACCCCAACCATTACCGATGACATAGTGGTT